GGTGATTCTTTAGATTTTCACAAATATTTTGAACGCTTTTATGATGAAGTGTTTTTTCCATATTTGGTTGAAAATAAAATAGATACTGTCTTTCAAATGGGTGATTTATTTGATAGGCGAAAGTTTATCAATTTTAACTCACTCTATCTATGCCGTAAATATTTCTTTGACAAATGTAAAAAATTAAACATCAAAGTTCATACTCTTCTTGGCAACCACGATGTAGCTTTTAAGAACACATTAGAAGTTAATTCAACCGGCTTACTTCTCAATGAATATGACAATGTTGAACACTATGATGATTTTGTTACCATAGAATTTGATGGTGTTTCAATTGATGTTGTACCTTGGATGTGTGATGACAATGCCGAAGAAATATTACAAAAGATAAAAGATTCTAAATCACAAATTGCCTTTGGGCATTTTGAGATTCGTGGTTTTGAAATGGATCGTGGCAATATTTCAGAGGTAGGTATTGACAAAGACCTATTAAAGAGTTATGATATCGTTTTGTCTGGCCATTTTCATCACAAATCGTCAGACCACAACATTGTATATGTGGGCACACCATATGAAATGACTTGGGCTGATTATAATGACCCAAAAGGTTTTCATATATTTGACACAGACACACGACACTTGGAGTTTATTCGTAACCCATTTACAATGTTTAACAAGGTAACATATGATGATACCGCACATGACTTTGAATGGTGGAAAACATATGACTTTGATGTATTAAAAGATACCTATGTAAAGGTTGTGGTATTAAACAAACAAAATCCATATCTGTTTGACCATGTCGTAGACAACCTATACAAAACTGGTGTGGCTGATTTGTCAATTGTTGAAGATTTTACTGATACAATGATAGACGATGACCAAGATATTATTGACCAGGCAGAAGATACGATGACAATTCTTTCCAAATATATTGATAATTTGGAATTAGAAGTTGAATCCGATAAATTAAAAACTCTCATGCGAGAGCTCTATGTTGAGGCATTGAATACAGAAGTTGCTGAATGATTATATTTCGTAATGTTAAGTGGAAAAATCTGTTAAGTACCGGTAATCACTTCACAGAAATCAAACTAGACGGCACACCAAATACTCTTGTTGTTGGTGAAAATGGTTCTGGAAAAAGCACGATGCTTGATGCATTGTGTTTTGCTTTATTTGGTAAACCATTTCGGTCAATTAATAAACCACAACTTGTAAATTCAATCAATGGTAAAGATTGTGTGGTTGAAGTCACCTTAGATACTAACAATAAAAACTATCGTATTGTTCGTGGTATCAAACCAAATATCTTTGAAATATATTGTAATGGCGAACTTCTAAACCAAGAAGCTGCAAGTAGAGATTATCAGGAACACCTAGAAAAGTTTATTCTCAAACTCAATTATAAATCATTTACACAGATTGTAATTTTAGGAAGTGCATCATTTACTCCATTCATGCAATTGTCAGCATCAGACCGAAGAACTATTATTGAAGATTTATTGGATATTCAAATCTTTTCTACCATGAATACTTTGGTAAGAGATAAGTTATCAAACAATAAAGATTTGATATATGAAAAGAAACATGAAAGAGATTTGGCTAATCAAAAATATGAATTGGAAAAACAACATATTGAAGAGCTAAAACAAAACAATGAAGAAAAGATAAAAGAATATGATACAGAGATTCAATGCCATAGCAATACCGTATCCACCTTACTCACGAATGTTGCGACCTTTACCGCCAAGACAGAAGAACTCCAATTGGTTGTTGCGAGTAAAATTGAAACAGAGGCTAAGGTTAAGACGATTACAAAGCTTGAATCGCAAATTGAAAGCAACTTATCCAAATTTAAGAAAGATATCAGTTTCTTTCAATCACATGATGATTGTCCAACCTGTCGGCAAACCATTGCCAATTCTTTTAAAGAAGAAGAGCTTGAAACCCTCAATACCAAAGTTGTTGAGTGCGAACACGGTTTATCACAACTAGAAGAAAAGCTCAATGCAGAACAAGATAAACTAAACGAAATTGCAGAGAAGCAAAAAGAACTTCAACGAAAACAAGTAGAGATTGCTACCTATAATACAACAATCACAGAGACCAATAAGATGATTGCTCGTTTGCAAAAATTGGCAAATGAATTAAAGGACTCTAAAGTAGTGACAGAGTTAGAAGAGCAGCAATTAAAATTACTAAAGGACTCATTGACAGAGCTGCAAATTGCATTAAAAACATTGATAGAAGAGAGAACATATTACGAAGTAGCAAGTAATTTATTAAAAGATACTGGCATTAAAACTAAAATTATTCGCCAGTATTTGCCAGTTATCAATAAACTGGTCAATAAGTATTTAGCGTCATTAGATTTCTTTGTAAACTTTAACCTAGATGAATCGTTTAAAGAAACAATTAAATCTAGGCACCGTGATGAGTTTACTTACAATAACTTTAGTGAAGGTGAGAAACAACGGATTGATATGGCATTGATGTTGACTTGGCGTGCTGTTGCCAAGTTAAAGAATTCATCAAATACCAATCTATTAATACTTGATGAAACATTTGATTCTAGCCTTGATTCTAATGGCACAGAAGAACTGATGAAGATATTACAAATGCTAGAAGGTGTAAATCTATTTGTTATTTCTCATAAAGGTGATATTTTGCAGGACAAGTTTATGAATGTTATCCGTTTTTCAAAGGAAAAAAACTTTTCAAGGATATTAAAATGAGTGACATTTTAACCATTGATACTGGTGCTGGTGTAACTTATAAACAGACACTAGATCCTTTGCCATTGTTTGATGAAAATCATCCAATGTTGAAAAAGCCAATACCTGATTATACACAGGCATTGCCAAATCCAATTATGACTAATTTGGTAAAGCGTTTACATATGACCCGAAAGTTATATGGAGGAATTGGGCTATCTGCCAATCAATGTGGTGTTTTTGAAAGAGTTTTTGTAATTGGTACCGATCACTTTGATTTAGCTTGTATCAACCCAAAAGTGATTGATGTATCGGCAGATGTAATGAAAACGGATGAAGGATGCCTCTCTTTTCCAGGCCTGTATGTTAAAATAGACAGACCAACATGGGCTCAGGTTGAGTTTACTGATGAGAATGGACAAACAAAGCAAACTCGCCTAGAAGGTTTAAGTGCTCGTTGTTTTCTACATGAACTAGACCATATGAACGGCAAAAAATTTACCGAGTATGTTGGACCTGTGGCATTACAAACAGCTAGGCGTAAACAAGAGAAGTTAATGAAAAAAATTATTCGAAATAGAAAAAAATAATGGCATATAGTTTTGATCCTAAAGACGATGTAGAAACACAATGGAAAAAATGGCAAGATGAAACGCCAATTGAACCATTGAATTTTACAGAAGATGAATTGCGTGAGCGTACCATCAAAGAACTTGGTTATGTTTCTCAAATGGATGTAAAAGAATACACCTTGTTTCAGAAGTGGTGTGAGGTGCAAGAAAAATACCCATCTATCGTATCGCAAACATTATGGGGTGAAGAACGATTATTAGAAGATGAGGGCCAACGCCGGGCCATACAAGAAATTAAAAACAATTTTTGGATACCAAATGATCCTGATGCGTATCTAGCATTACAACCTGAATTGATATACGCAAATAAACAAGATGATTTACCTGAATTGTGGAATTGTATTCGTACCTTTTCGTCTACAATGAAAAACAATTCAAACATTGGTCGTAATCTTAACTTTATTGTAAGAGATAAACCAACAAAGAAATATCTTGGTGTTATTTGTATTTCATCTGACTTTTTAGATTTGACACCAAGAGATAACTTTATTGGTTGGAGTAGAGAACTTAAAACGCAAGGTGGTATGATTAATCACACAGCAATTGGTTCTACAATTGTGCCATTACAACCTCTTGGTTTTAATTATGTTGGTGGCAAGCTTTTAGCATTGATGACAATTTGTGATGATGTTCAACAATTATGGAAACAATTATATGGCAATATTTTAGTTGGACTTACCACAACCTCTCTTTATGGTAAAACAAAACAAAATGGTCTAAGCCAATATGATAATTTGAAATATTGGAAAAAAATGGATTTTACTTCTGGTTCTGTCGCATTTGAACCATTACAAGAAACTAGATATATGATTCGTGAATGGTTAAAAGTGAATCATACTCGCCGTTATTTTGATTGGTATGTGGCTAAAAAACCTTCTGGTCAACCGCATAAAAGAGACCACAAAAATCGCTCATTACAATTTGCTTATTCTCAATTAAAAATACCTAAAGAATTAATTCGTTCAGAACACGCTAGAGGCATTTATTTTTCTTCTCTTTATGACAATACAAATGATTTTCTTTGTAGTAAAATAAAAGAAAATGAATTAGTTAAATCTTTTGATACATCAATAGAACATCTAACTAATATTTGGAAAACAGAATATGCAAAACCAAGAATCAAACAATTATTAAAACAAAATAAAGTTTCTAAAGAAACTCTTTTTTATGATTCTTTAACTACAATGACATGGGAAGAAACCAAAAAATGTTTCTTAAACCAAGTTGGCCGTTGAATGGTATTTCTTCAAAGCCTTTGATAAATTAGAACGGTGTTTTTCTGTAAAATATCTTTTTTTACCTTTTGCAGCTTTTGATAATTTTTTCTTGTGTTCTTCGGTTTTTGGTTTTTTCATTTTAATTAATGTTTCTTCAGAATAAACATTTTTCTTACCTTTGTTCCACGGTTCTTTTCCTTTTCGTACCTCAGATAATTTTCTTTTATGTTCTTCAGTTTTAGGTTTTTTGAATTTTATTATGGTAGATGGTTTATGTTTTTTGCCATAATTCCAATGTCCTTCACCACTCGACCTTTGCGTTGTAGCAATTGAATTACATTTTTTAACATATTCATACATATTTGAAGTTAACTTTATTCGTTCTTGTCCTAAACTTTTATGTGATATTCTTACAAAAGCAAATTTCATTCTATAATCATCTGTCATTTTTGTTAATAATAAATGGCAAATAAAATGTTCTTTGGCGGTAAGTAATACTTCTTCAGTTCCACCAAAACATTTAGGTATTATGTGATGGCTTTCATAATAAGTGTAATTCTCACGATTTCGTTTTAATTTTTTTCTGTTTGTTTTTTTGGCTTTTTCTATAATAGAAAAATACCAATTGGTATATTTGTTATTGTGAAATTGATAAATATTCATGCTGGCATAGTTCCTTTATGTTAGAGTGGGTGCAGACGGCAATCTGGCGATCCACACCTATTTATGCCGTAAAACTGTTGATTTTTAGCATAGATATATGATATAATATCCTTTCATGCGGTGAGTCCGAGACAGCCTACCCCCGTAGGCAGACAGGTTTAACTCCTGTTAACCGCTCCATCCATTGTAAGTAAGTGGTCACTAACATAGACCAGGTCTACGCCATATAGTGTTGTAAAAAAGCAACAAAGTGGTTGACAAACCTATCAAGTGGTGATATAATGGTTAAATAACAATGAGTGAGGGTATTATGTCTTTTACTGCCGAACAAAAATCACAACTAGCAAAACTTCTGGCAACCGAGAATCTTACGGTTCAGCACCAGAA